AATGGTAGTGCTTGGGTAGCTATATCTGCTGACACAGATTCTTTAGTCAAAGTATCTAGTAATGATACTACTGCTGGTTTTCTTAATGGTAAGCTAGTAGCTAGTACTGGTATTTCCTTTACAGAAGGAAACAATGGTGGTAATGAAACTTTAACAATAGCTAACACAGGAGCTACACTAGATGATGCTACTGCTTTAGCAATAGCGTTAGGCTAGAAAGGATAAAATGGCGAATATATTTAAAATTAAAACTAATGATTCAATGCCTCAGAGCAGTGGAACTCCATTAACTTTATACACAGTACAAGCAAATGAAACTGCTGTAGTCTTAGGATTACTATTATGTAATGTTCATACTTCTGCTGTTAATGTTAGTGTACAAATCGTATCTGATACAAACGATCACGAAACAAATCAAACAGTTTTTGCAGTTCGTAATGCTCCCATTCCAGTTGGAGGTACATTAGAAGTACTTACTGGATCTAAAGTTGTATTACAAACTACTGATGTTTTAAAGATTGACTGTAGTGTATCAGCAAAGATTGATGCAACACTTAGTGTAATGGAGATTAGCTAGTGTCTTACATAGGAGTAGCACCAAGTAATGCACCTTTAACAGCAGATGATATTACAAATGGTATTATATCAGCAGATAAATTAGCTACTAATTCTGTTACAACAGTTAAAATAAGTGATGCAAATATTACTTCTGGAAAGTTAGCTAGTGGTGTTAGTAATCCAATAATTGTAGCTGATGAATGGAGATTAACTTCTGCATTTACTTTTAATAATGGAGTACAACCAATAACTGCTAATTTAGAAAGAGTAGATACTGCTCCACAAGGACAAATAGGTACTGCTATGTCTGTTTCATCAGGAGTATTTACTTTTCCAAGTACAGGATATTATTTAATTAATTATATTGTTGCTTATGCTAGTTCAACACAGGCTTATATAGGTGGTATAATACAAGGTACTACTAATAATGGAACAGATAATTACCCTTCATTAGCTAGAGGTTTTGACAGAATACAAGCTGGAAGTGTTACTCTTGGTGGTTATGTTGTTTATGAAACAATAGTAGATGTATCAGATACATCAAATGTTAAAGTTAGATTTGCTATAGAAAGTAATGGCACTTCACCTTCAGCACAAGCAAGTTCAAGTGAAAACCAAACTTCAATGAGATTTACTAGATTAGGAGATACATAGAATGACTAGACCAACACATATAGAAGATTATTTAATAACAGTAAGGGTAGGTCAATGGTTTGGTTGGAATGATTCTAAAAATAAAATATATGCAAATCTTATAGTTTATGATAGTGGAGTAAAACCTACTGAACAAGAATGTACGGATGGACTAACAGCTTTACAGACAAATTACGATCAAGCAATTACAGACAGTACAAACAATAAAGCATCTGCTAAACAAAAACTACAAGACTTAGGCTTAACTACAGAAGAAATTAAGGAAACATTCGGAATATGAGTTACATAGGAAGAGATATAAACAACTTATCTGATAGAGCTAAACTTGATTCTATATCAACAAGTGCTACAGCTACATTCAACCTATTATTAAATAGTGTTGCTTATGTACCTTCTAGTGCAGAGAGTTTAACAGTTAGTCTTAATGGTGTCATACAAGCACCTCAAAGTTCTTACACAGTATCAGGAAGTACAATCATTTTTGCTAGTTCTTTACAAAATTCAGATGTTATAGATTTTATACTAGCAGAAAGAGCAATCACTTTAACAACGATAGGTTCTGGTACAGTCACAACTTCTAATATTGTAGATGCTAATGTAACAACTGCTAAGATTGCAGACAACGCTGTAACAAGTGCAAAGTTAGCAAGTGGTTTAATAATTACTGCTGTAGCTGGTCAGTTTAGATTTACTTCAAGTTTTGCAAATGCAAATAATGGTGCAACAGAAGATATAACTGCTAACTTAGAAGAAAATGATACAAATTATTCAAGAGTAGGAAGTGCTATAACACAATCATCAGGTATTTTTACTTTTCCTTCAACTGGCATATATCTTGTTACAGCTTTAGTTTGGTTTAATCCTACAAGTGCAAGTTCAGGAGTTTCTTTATTTATAAAAGGAACAACCGACAACTCAAGTTATGCAGACCTAGCAAAGATTACAACTGGATCATCAGGTAATGGTAGACCAGAAGTAATAACTGCTAATGCTATATTTGATGTTACAAATGTTTCTACACATAAAATTAAATTTGCTACTAATGGTGGAGATTATATTACTTATCAAGGTAGTAGTACTATAAATAATAATAGTTTTACTTTTCATAAATTAGGAGAAACATAGAATGAGACCAACACACATAGAAGATTTTTTAGTTCAATTACATGGTGGTCAATGGTTTGGGTGGTCTGATAGTACAGACAAAAGCTATGCAAATCTAATAATACATGATGACACTAAAACAAAACCAACAGAATTAGAATGCACTAATGGATTAACAGTTTTACAAAATGCTTACGATCAAGCAATTACAGACAAAGCAAACAATATAGCTAGTGCTAAAACTAAACTAGAGGCTCTAGGTTTATCAGTAGATGAAATCAAGGAGGCTTTCGGAATATGAGTTTAGTAAAATTAACTGCAAATGCTTTTGATTCATCAGTAACATTAGGTGTAAGTACAGGTATTATTTGTCCTTTTGGTAATAGTTCTGTACCAACAGGTTTTGTTTTTTGTGATGGTTCAGCAATTTCAAGAAGCACATATTCAGCTTTGTTTACAGCTATAGGAACTTCTTATGGAACAGGTGATGGTTCATCTACATTTAATGTACCTGATTTAAGAGGTAGAGTACCAGCTGGTAAAGATAATATGGGTGGTTCAGCGGCAAATAGATTAACTTCTAGTGGTGCTGTTAATGGTAACACACTAGGTAATGCTGGAGGTGGAGAGACTCATACTTTGTCAACAAGTGAACTTGCTTCTCATTTACATAGATATGGAAATACAAATGCGTCTGGCTCAACAGGTAGTGGTGGAAATAGAGATGCTTTACCCTCTGCTTTAAACTTTAACACAGAAGCAACAGGTGGTGGTGCAGCACATAACAATATTCAACCAACAATAATAATTAATTATGGGATTAAAACATGAGATTAACAGTAATAGTAAGTGATAAAGTTATTATCAAAGATGGTGTAGCAGTACATTTATCATTAGAGGGAGCAACACAATTTCCAACAACTAATAGTGATTATCATGCAATACAATGGTACGAAAATAAAGGCTCTATAGAAAAAATAAGTAACAATGAATTAGTTTGGTTTACAGATGAAAATACTCTTAATGATTATGTAAATGCTTATGCTACAGAAGTAGCTAGATTGGAAGATTTGTAATGACTTGTCCTTGCAATGGCGAATGTATCTGTGGTAGATAGATGCAAGTCGATCTTAATCTTAAATCTATTGCATTAACAATTACATTACTGTCAGCTTTGATAGGTAATGTTTTTGTAGTGGGTAAAGTACATTCAGATTTTGAAGTATTAAAAGTTAGAACATCTGCATTAGAAGAATCACAGAATGTATTAAGTATTAAGCAAGAAGTCTTAGAACTAGGTTATAAGATCAAAGGTATTAAACTCCAGATAGATCCTGAATATAGAACTCTTTGTCAAAAAGACATGAGTAATGCTGGTTGTAAATGACTATTAAAGAACAGTTAGCTAGTATGGAAGCTAAGCTAGATCATATGCACAAGGATCTAACTAAGAACAAACAAGACATTGAAATATTAAAAGCTAAAATGAATATGGGAGCTGGTGGTATAAAAGCTATTGCTTTATTTGGAGGTATATTAATTACTATAACTTTTATGGTTACTAAATTACTCGGTATTAAATGAAAGTATTTCTTATAGTATTCTTTTGTTTACAACAACCAGATTTGAAACTAGATGATACTTGTGTTGTTGAAATAGAAAAAGAACCATACAACAATATAAGTGAATGTATGTATGGTTTATCACAAGTAAAACTAAAAGCTAAAGAAGTTCCTAACTTATATACGACTGGATTTTGTACTACAAAAGATATAGAATCTGCTTAATGGATGAGTTAAAGGAACGAATCAAAAGACACGAAGGATATGTAGGTGAAGGAATTTATGAAGATACTTTGGGATTTAAAACTGGTGGCTATGGACATAAGATATTACCTGGTGAAGATATACCAACAACTAAGGATGGCTGGGAGCTTATCTTTACACAAGACTTTGATAAAGCTTGTATGGGTGCAACCAATCTTACAAAAGGTATGGATGTACATCACAATGCTTATAAGATTCTTGTGGAGATGTGTTTCCAAATGGGTGAGAATGGGGTATCAAAGTTTAAAAAAATGTTGGCTTGTGTTGAAGCACAAGATCATGTAGGTGCATCAGATCAAATGTTAGATAGTAGATGGGCAAAACAAACTCCCAATAGAGCAGAAGCATTATCAACCTTGATGGCAATGATAGATGCTTAATCTTATAGGACCTATTGCTGGTGCGTTATTCAAAACTGTAGATAAAGTTATAGATAACAAAGGTGCAGCAGAAAAAATCAAACAAGATATACAACAACGAATCATAGCTGGTGAACTTAAAGAGTTAGAAGGTGCAGCTAAGATCATACAAACAGAAGCACAAGGTGGATTTCTCCAAAGAAACTGGAGACCTATTATGATGTTAGTGTTTGCTGGACTGATGGTAGCTCATTGGTTTGGTTTCACAGCACCTAACATTCCTGAATCTGTGCAGAACTCATTACTCAATATCATTATGATAGGAATAGGAGGATATACAGTTGGTAGATCAGGGGAAAAGATCGCAGAAAAGTTTAAGAAAAACTAATAAGGGTATACAATCACAAGGGAAGTATGTTAAAACCTCTCACACGCCTCTTAAAAGCAGAATACTGGTGGTTTCTGACCTTCATGTTCCTTACCATCACCCTGATTCCTTTAATTTCTTGGAGCGTCTGGCTTCTAAGTACAATCCTACTAAGGTCATCAACATTGGAGATGAAATGGATTGGCACAGTATTAATGTTTCCCATGTAATTAACCCAGACTTACCTAGTCCAGCTGATGAGTTAGAGATTGGTAGGTTTTGGATGAAGAAGTTAGAGAAGTTATTTCCTAAGATGGTACTGTTAGAATCTAATCATGGATCAATGGTACTGCGTAGAGCTATGGCTAAAGGAATGTCTAAGTTTTTTCTTAAAGACTATAATGAAATACTAGATGTAGGTACAGGATGGAAGTGGAAAGAACATCATTGGGAAGAGACACCATTGGGTAGAGTTTACTTTGCTCATCAGGTATCTAAGAATATTGTTAAGTCTGTACAAACTATGTCAGCTTCGGTAGTGCAAGGACACTATCACACCCAGTCAAATATTGAGTATGTAGGAA